AGGTAATTCTCAATTTTATCATCGCACCATTCGTAAAATGGTGGTTGTGTTTGGTACAATGTTCAATGATCTTGAAATTGTTCGTTATACACAATCAGGTAGTCCAAAAGAAAAACTTAAAGTGCCTTTGTCATATGGTCCTAAAGAAAGATATCTGACACAGATTACTTCTGATCCAAATTTGATCAAATCGGTGAACTCTGTAATACCAAGAATGTCATTTAATCTTGACAACCTTGAGTATGATTCAAGTCGTAAACAGATTTCCACACTACAGAATTTTGCTGCTGCTACAAACACCGGAGTTGCTACACAATATTTACCTGTGCCATATAACTTTGAATTTAGTTTATCAATTTATGTTCGCAACACAGAAGATGGCACACAAATACTGGAACAAATACTACCATTCTTCACACCAGATTTTAGTGTTGTAGTAGATTTTATTCCTCAAATGAATCAGAAGTACACAGTGCCTATCATACTTAATTCAGTAGCATCGACAGTTGATTATGAAGGTGGCATGGGTGATGGTACAACACGAATTATTGTTTGGGATTTAACGTTTACAGCCAAGAGTTTCATCTGGCCACCAGTCAAAACAGGTAAAATTATTAATGCTGCTAATACCAATATCAACATTGATCTTACCTCAAAAGAAATTCAAAAAGTCTATGTTGACTATGCGAATGGTAACAATGTGTTTACAACTGGAGAAACACTCCGTGATAGTGCCAATGGATTCTTTGGTACTGTAGAATACTTCAGCAACACTTCACTTGGCACATTAGTCATTACTGGTGGTAATAAGTATATACAAACTGGCTATACACTTACAGGTGATTATTCTGGAGCAAGATATAATGTGTCTACGCTAGATACAACTTCAATCAATGCTGCTGCGGTAATTGTTGAGCCTAATCCAACAACAGCCGCACCGCCAGCAGACTTTGGATTTATTGAAACGATTAAAGAATGGCCTGATACATTATCATGAAAAAACTGAATAAAAATTTATCTGAAATCTTTGATGTTGAGCCTATTGAAGAAGGCCGAATCGAAACAATGCCTGTTGTAATAGATGATAGTGCTAATCAAATTGATGCCGATGCTGAATTTGCTCGTACAAATATGCGTTCATTGATTGATAATGGTAACCGAGCATTGACTGAATTAGCTTCAGTTGCGAATCAATCAGAGTCACCAAGAGCATATGAAGTCTTAGCCACAATGATGAAAAATCTGGCTGAGATGAATAAAGATTTACTAGAGTTACAAAAAAGAAAAAAAGAGCTTGCACCTCAGTCGGAGTCTAGTAAAGGAGTCAACGTCGATAAAGCAATCTTCGTTGGCTCCACTACCGAATTACTTAAAATGATCAAAGGAAATAAATAAAATTATGGAACAACTAATCGAACAAATGAAGGTTATTCTTGGTACGAACTTTGCTTTGTACTTTAAAGCACATACCTATCATTGGAATGTAGAAGGTCCAAACTTTGCTGAGTATCATGGTTTTCTTGGTACATTCTATGAGGCAGTGTTTGATCAAACTGATCTAATCGCAGAACACATTCGTGCGTTAAATTCTTATGCTCCAACAACTCTTGGAAGAATGAGTGAATTGTCCAAGATTACTTTTAACGTAGCGATACCTGCACCAGTCGTAATGATGTCTGAACTTGCCGCTGACAATGATAAATTTATCATGGAACTTCGTACAGGTATTGCTGTTGCTGACGCTGCTGACGAACCTGCTGTAGGTAACTTCTTACAAGATATTCTAGACGCTCATCAAAAACATGGTTGGATGCTGAAGAGTTTTACACGATAAATTATGGATGACGGGTACCTTGGTAATGCACGGCTCAAACGAGTCGGTGTTGAAATATCCTACACTGAAGAGCAATTAAAAGAGATTGTAAAATGCACCGAAGATCCGGTGTACTTTATTCGTAACTATGTCAAAATTGTCAACGTAGATAAAGGTCTTGTGCCTTTTGAGATGTGGCCATTTCAAGAAGACATGGTTCGTACATTTCATGACAATCGTTTTTGTATCGCAAAGATGCCACGACAGGTTGGTAAGACAACTACAACTGTCGGGTATATGCTTTGGTCAGCATTGTTCAACGAAGAATTCGTAATTGGTATTCTTGCCAACAAACTCCAACTTGCTCAAGACATTCTTGCTAAGATACAAAAAGCCTATGAGTATTTACCTTCATGGCTTCAACAAGGTATTATCAACTGGAACAAACGTTCGATTGAATTAGAAAATGGTTCAAAGATTTATGCTTACGCTACATCAGCAGCGGGTGTTCGTGGTGGTTCATATAATCTAATCTTTCTTGACGAATTTGCTTTTGTGCCACACAACATGGCAGTAGACTTTTTTACTTCTACTTATCCTGTTATCTCATCTGGTAAAAGTTCAAAAGTAATTATTGTTTCTACTCCGAACGGTCTGAATCTGTTTTATAAGATGTGGACAGATGCGATTGAAAATCGTTCAACATACAAAACACTTGAGATTCACTGGTCAATGGTGCCAGGTCGTGATGAGAAGTGGAAAGAAGAAACGATACGAAACACTTCTGAAGAACAATTCCGACAAGAATTTGAGACAGAGTTTATTGGTTCTTCAGCGACACTGATTTCTGGTTCCAAACTCCGTTCATTGGCGTTCTATGACCCAACCCGTATTGAAGATGACGGCAATCTATTTGTATATGAAGATCCACGCCCAGGACGCATTTACATTGCCACAGTAGACTGTGCTGAGGGCGTAGGTCTAGATTATCATACGATCAATGTTTTGGATGCTACAGAAGCTCCTTATAAACAAGTCGCACGATATCGGAATAATAAGCTGCCGCTATTGTTCTTTCCAACAGTGGTGTATGCTTTAGCCAATCGTTACAACCAGGCTTATGTACTGATTGAAACCAACAATGTTGGTCAGCAAGTCGTAGATATTCTACATTATGATCTGGAATATGAAAACATCTATAAGCTAGAGCATCATCATATCAAAGGTCAGAGCATTTCTGCTGGCTTTAAACGCTCAGTGGCTTTTGGTGTAAAGACAACCAAATCAGTCAAGAAAATTGGCTGTGCTAACTTGAAAACGCTGATTGAGAACGACAAACTCATTATCAACGACTTCGATACCATCGCAGAACTGAACACCTTTGTTCGGACAAGAGACACGTATGCTGCCGAAGAAGGCAATAACGACGATATTGTAATGGGGCTAGTGCTTTATGCCTGGCTGACGGCACAGACATTCTTCAAAGATGAGACAAGAATCGACATCCGCAAGATCATGCTAGAAGAGCAGAACATGTTAGGAGAAGAAAGTATGCTGCCTTTTGGCTTTATTGAAGACGGACTTCGTAGAGAAATGGAAGTGGAAGATGGGGACATGTGGGAGCCACCAGCTGGCTATTTATCATCAAGTTTGTAAAAAACTAAATAGACAATAAAAAGAATATTGACCCAACAATAAAGGAGAAATCCAATGGCATTACAACTATCACCTGGAGTAAATGTATCAGAGATCGATCTGACTACAGTTATTCCTTCGGTTGCCACTTCTACTGGCGCATTTGTAGGACCTTTTAATTGGGGACCATGTAGTGTAGTAACATCTATTTCCGATGAGGTTCGTTTGGTGAACACCTTCGGTAAGCCAGACGGCAATAATTATGAATATTGGTTCTCCGCAGCAAACTTTTTGGCATACGGCAACAATTTAAAAGTTGTTCGTGCCCTGCCAAGTGGTGCTAATAATGCCACCGCAAATGGTGGTGCTTTGGTTATTAAAAACGAAGAAGATTGGGATGACAATCATAACGGTTATGCTGATGGTGCATATGGTGGTTGGGCAGCAAAATTTCCTGGAGCATTAGGCAACTCACTAAAAGTTTCAATAGCTGATTTAGGAACATTTGCAACATGGCCATACCGTTCACAATTTAATGCAAACACTGGAACATCATCATACGTTGCAAGTCGTGGTGGTGCAAATGACGAAGTTCATATCGTTGTTGTTGACGAAGATGGTTTGTGGTCAGGCACAGCAGGTACAGTTCTAGAAAAATATGCATTCGTTTCAAAAGCATCTGATGCTAAAGACGATTCGGGTAATAGCAACTATTATAAAA